GTTGACCGTTTGGAAGACAAGATGAAATTCATTGAGTTGGCACTGACAATGGCATATGACGCTAAGGTAAATTATGCTGATGTGTTTTACCAAGTGAGGATGTGGGACAACATTATCTACACATATTTGAAGAAAAGAGATATTGTCATTCCACCAAAGAATAAAACACAGAAAGACGAAAAGTATGCAGGTGCTTATGTAAAAGAACCTATTCCTGGAATGTATGATTGGGTGGTGAGTTTTGACTTGAACTCACTATACCCCCACCTGATCATGATGTATAACATCAGCCCTGAGACTCTATTGGAGGAAAAGCATCCAACAGTCTCTGTAGATAAGATTTTGAATCAAAGTCTTAATTTTGAAATGTACAAGGATTATTCTGTGTGTGCTAACGGAGCAATGTTTCGTAAGGATGTTCGTGGGTTTCTTCCAGAACTAATGGAGAAGATTTATAATGAACGTGTAATTTTTAAAAAGAAAATGCTTGCTGCAGAGCAAGAATATGAAAAGACAAAGAACAAAGAGTTGGTTAAAGAAATTGCTCGATGCAATAACATTCAGATGGCACGTAAGATTCAACTTAACTCTGCCTATGGTGCTATTGGAAACCAATACTTCCGTTATTATAAATTAGCAAATGCAGAAGCAATCACATTGTCTGGACAAGTGTCCATTCAATGGATTATGAATAAAGTTAATTCATACCTTAACAAGATTCTTAAAACTGAAGAGGAAGATTATGTCATTGCTTCTGATACTGATTCTCTGTATATCAATATGGGTCCTTTGGTTGAAAATGTATTCAAAGGCAGAGAGAAAACTACTCAAAGCATTGTTTCGTTCCTTGATAAGGTCTGTAGTCTGGAATTTGAAAAGTATATTGAAAGTTCTTACCAAGAACTGGCTGACTATGTGAATGCTTACGACCAAAAAATGTTCATGAAGCGTGAATGTATTGCTGAACGTGGTATTTGGACTGCGAAGAAACGATATATTCTCAGTGTGTGGGATAGCGAAGGTGTTCGCTATGAAGAACCAAAACTCAAAATTAAAGGTATTGAGGCAATCAAATCTTCTACTCCTGCACCTTGTCGTAAGATGTTGAAAGATTCCTTTAACATCATGATGAGTGGAACAGAAGATGATATGATTCAATTTATTGATCAATGTAGAGAAAAGTTTAAATCTCTTTCCCCAGAACAAGTTGCTTTTCCACGTTCTGCATCTGATGTCCAAAAATATACATCTTCGTCAAACATTTATGCTCCAAAAACTCCAATACAAGTTCGTGGAGCACTTCTTTTCAATCATTATATTAAAAAGAATAAACTTACAAACAAATACTCATTAATTCAGAATGGAGAAAAAGTTAAGTTTATTTTCTTGAAAAAACCAAATACTATTCATGAGAATGTCATTTCATTTATTCAAGAATTTCCAAAAGAACTTGATCTTGACAAATACATAGATTATGAACTACAATTTGAAAAAGCATTTTTAGAACCACTCAAAATTATTCTTGATACAATTGGGTGGAGTGTTGAAAAGACTGTAAACCTTGAATTATTTTTTTCATGATGAGTAGTGGTAGTTTAAAACTAATAAAAAAATATTTTGACCTTTCGATATTAAATATTAAAAATTATTTAATAATAGATGATTTTTTTCCAAAAATTATATGCGATCAATTATATTTCAATGCCCTATATGATCCAACCGTTCATGTGAGATATTTTGATTATAATGCAAGAGAATTTGATTCTGGAAAGGAAAATTATTCTTTAAAAGAAATATCCTATAATTATGTTGCCCCAAGAATCTCCTTCTTTGATATCAATTCATATATAAGATCTTGGAGTTTGGTCATGGATAATATTGCCGAAGGGGTAGGACCACATTCCGATCCTGGCAGTACTTTTACCTGCAATGTTTGGGTTACCCCCAATAATTGCGTTTATGATACCTCAAAGAATGGATTGATTTTGTATAATAAAAAAATAAATTCAAAATTTCCAATTGAAAATTTAATGAAAGATAATAAATTGGAATCTTTACATTTGAGTAATGTTGGGTATAATGTAATCCCCTATAAATGTAATAGGGCAATTATTTTTAGAAGTGATACCATACACAAAACAAACAACGTTCATATGAAATGTGGTCATATGAACAAAAGAGTAAGTTACACTTTTTTATATGGTAAATAAAATGGATTTCCTTAAAGATATTGTAAAAGAAATTGGCGACGACTTTACTAAGTTGGCATCAGATATTGACGAAACAGAAACTTATGTTGACACAGGTTCGTACATTTTTAATGCACTGGTTTCAGGTAGTATATTTGGCGGGGTATCTGGCAATAAGATTACTGCTATTGCTGGAGAGTCTAGTACTGGAAAAACTTTCTTCAGCCTCGCCGTTGTTAAGAATTTTCTGGATACCAATCCCGATGGTTATTGTCTCTATTTTGATACTGAGGCTGCTATCACTAAATCACTTATAGAATCTCGTGGAATTGATACTACTCGTTTGGTTGTTGTTAACGTTGTTACTATTGAAGAGTTTCGTACAAAGGCACTCAAAGCAGTAGATATGTATCTGAAAACACCACTAGAAGATCGTAAACCTTGCATGTTTGTGCTAGACTCTTTAGGTATGCTCTCTACATCCAAAGAGATTACAGACGCACTAAACGAAAAAGAAGTTCGAGATATGACTAAATCTCAACTTATTAAAGGTGCTTTCCGAATGCTCACACTCAAACTAGGTCAAGCAAATGTCCCGCTCATTGTCACAAATCATACATACGATGTCATCGGAGCTTACGTACCAACTAAAGAAATGGGAGGAGGTTCTGGACTCAAATACGCAGCAAGTACGATCATTTATCTCAGCAAAAAGAAAGAAAAGGATGGAACGGAAGTGGTCGGAAATATTATCAAAGCTAAGACTGCTAAATCGCGTTTGAGTAAGGAGAATAAAGATGTTGAAGTCCGTTTGTATTATGATGAGCGCGGTCTTGATCGTTACTATGGTCTTCTGGAACTTGGTGAACTTGGTGGACTCTGGAAGAATGTAGCAGGACGTTATGAGATTGATGGTAAAAAGATTTATGCTAAGCAAATTCTAAAAGAACCTGAAGTATATTTCACTGAAGAAGTGATGCAACAATTGGATGAAATTGCAAGGAAAGAATTTAGTTATGGATAAACTTTCTGATTTAATCAGGGTTTATGATAATGCACTGGATAATAAAATCTGCACACTGCTTATTCAAAAATTTGAGGAATTGAAAGGAGACCAGGAAAGAGTTGAACAACAAAGAAAACCAGATTTTACACAACTCAATCTTACTCAGATTTCTAATAAAACTCCAGAACTAAATTATCTACATCAATTTTTAATAAAGTCTGCTCTTGAATATAAAAAGAAATATTATTCCCACATTGGTGATTGGAAGTTTCCAACAAAAAATGGATTTGAAGAATTCAGAGTAAAAAGGTATCTTAATAACGGTAACGATGTATTTGAACGTCATATTGATGTCAATGATTATGCATCTGCCAGAAGATATCTTTCTTTTTTGTGGTACTTGAATGATGTTAAAGATGGTGGAGAAACAGTTTTTGATAATTTGACTATCAAACCAGAAACTGGTAAATTAATTATCTTCCCTCCTATGTGGATGTTTCCTCATAGTGGAGAGTGTCCTGTTAGTAATACAAAGTATATCGTTAGCACCTATTTACATTATATCTGATGGATAAAGTTGAAATTCTAATTCTTCGCAATCTCCTTCATAATGAGGAATACATCCGAAAGGTAGTTCCTTTTATTAAGTCTGATTATTTTGAAGAAACAAACCAAAAAATTATTTTTGAAGAAATACTCAAATTTATTCAAGAATATAACCAACCAGCGACTAAAGAAGTTCTTTGTATTGAAGTAGAAAATAGGCAAGACATAAACGATTCCTCCTTTAAAGAGATTACGCAACTTATCAGTTATCTTGATGATGAACCATCTGAATTTAATTGGTTGGTTGATACCACTGAGAAGTGGTGTCGAGATCGTGCAATCTATCTTGCTCTTATGGAATCAATCCATATTGCAGATGGTAAAGATGATAAGAAAAATCGTGACAGCATACCTAGTATTCTATCTGATGCTCTTGCAGTATCTTTTGACACAAACATTGGTCACGATTACCTGCTAGACTATGAAAAACGTTATGAATCTTATCATAAGAAAGAAGACAAGATTGAATTTGACCTCGAATACTTTAACAAAATCACAAAGGGTGGTTTACCTAATAAGACTCTCAATATCGCTCTTGCTGGTACGGGTGTCGGAAAAAGTCTCTTTATGTGCCATGTTGCTGCTTCCGTCTTATTGCAAGGCAGGAACGTTCTCTACATCACTCTTGAAATGGCGGAGGAACGAATTGCTGAGCGAATTGATGCAAACCTCCTCAATGTCCCGATTCAGGATATTGCAGAACTACCAAAGCAGATGTTTGAAAATAAAGTAACGAATCTTTCAAAGAAAACTCAGGGAACTCTAATTATCAAAGAGTATCCAACTGCTTCTGCTCATGCTGGACACTTCAAGTCACTTCTTAATGAACTTGCACTTAAGAAGTCATTTAGACCTGATATTATTTTCATTGACTACCTTAATATTTGTGCTTCCTCTAGGTATCGCGGAAATAGTAACATCAATTCCTATACGTTTGTAAAAGCAATTGCTGAGGAACTTAGGGGACTTGCCGTTGAGTTTAATGTTCCAATTGTCTCCGCTACCCAGACCACTCGTTCAGGTTATGGTTCTTCTGATGTTGAACTTACTGATACTTCTGAATCCTTTGGTCTCCCTGCTACTGCTGATCTTATGTTTGCCCTTATTAGCACTGAAGAATTGGAGGGATTGGGACAGATACTTGTAAAACAACTTAAGAATCGTTATAACGACCCTACCATTCATAAGCGGTTTGTGGTTGGTATTGATAGAGCAAAGATGCGTCTTTATGATTGTGAACAGTCTGCTCAACAGGATATCCTTGACAATGGAAA